TATCCTTATAAATAACTAGTAAGGAGTTTATTCATGTCTGAAAATTACTTTATGGGTCTTGACGGATTCGTATGGTTTACTGGTGTTGTTGAAGATAGAAACGACCCAGATAAACTTGGTCGGGTTCGTGTTCGTTGTCTTGGATTTCATACAGAGGATCTAGTTGATATACCAACCGCAGACTTGCCGTGGGCAACTGTTATGCATCCTGTTACTGATCCCTCAATGCAAGGACTAGGCAACAGCCCTTCCTTTCTTGTTGAAGGTAGTTGGGTAATCGGTTTCTTTTCTGATGCAAATTTAAAACAACAACCTATCATAATAGGAAGCCTGCCGGGCATACCACTTGATGGTGCTGACCCAACAAAAGGATTTAATGATCCTCGTAGTGCAAATTCCTTTCAAGAAGATTATCTAGGAACTCCATCATATGGCCCCTATCCTGTAGATGGTGAAGAATACGATATGCCGTCTGGTCATAGTATTGGTGAATCAGATACAAATAAACTTGCACAAGGACAATATTCTGAAGAACACGATGCACTTATAAGAAGAAGAACCAATCAACAAAAAGATATTCCAACTGCAACGCAACCCAATTTATCTACAGTATCGGATAGTGCAGTAATTGAAACTCGGAGTACTTTTAACGAACCAGACCCCAAAGGTATTCTTGAAAATGCAGATCCATATTTTTCTTCACAATATCCATACAACCATGTATTTGAATCTGAGTCTGGACACATTACAGAAATAGATGATTCGCCCGGCGGTGAAAGAATATTAAAAGAACACAAGTCTGGAACATACGAAGAAATAATTGCAAACGGAAGCAAGACAGTAAAAGTTATCGGTGATAATTGTGAAATCATTATGGGTGGTTCAGATGTTTATATTGCTGGTGCAGTTAATCTAACAATAGGTGGAACTGTTCGTCATCTTGTCAAGGGTGATTATCATTTAGAAGTTGAAGGAAACTATACGCAAAAAATACACAAGAATATGCGTACAAAAATTGGAGCTGGTGTTTCTGGTGGAAACCTTGAAGAAGAAATAAAAGGAAATCACGCATTTAATATTTCAAATAATATTAAGGGGCGTATCGGAGAAGATGTTGATGTTACCACAGAAGGTAATGAACAAAGAATTAATAACGGAACATATAAGTTGGTAGCAAAGAGTAATATTTTTGCAGCTACAACTGGTGGTACTTTAACACTTAATGCTAGTGGTAATGTTTCGATTGATACTACCTCTGGTATTATGTCAATCAAATCTGGTACAACTTTAAATATGAAATCTGCAACTGCAATGACTGTTGGTTCAGAAACTACATTTACTGGAACATCAACTGGCATTGGAACATTTACATTCTCTGGTGATGGAAGTAACTTTATTGCAAACAATGGGTCTAGTGTTGCTATCGGTCTTACAACTCATACTCATACTCAAGATGCAGATAGTGATGGTGATACACAGGCAACTACAAATGTGCCTAACGCTTAGGAAAGTATAGATGTCAAATTTTAAAATACCCGATCTCTGTGGTGCAAGTCCTGAACTTAATCTTGCGTCATCGAAGATTGCAGATTTAGAATCACAAATAACTTCACAGATAAATGCAGAGGCATCTGCTGCAAAGGCTGCTATTGAGAGCAAACTTACAGATGTCAAATTAGGACTTGATGGACTTGTTCCAGATTTACCAGAACTACCAAATCTAAATTTTCAATCAGAACTTACAAGTCTTATATCTTTTGACATATCAACTCCACAGGGGTTGACACAGTACACATCAAAACTCAATGATTTAAAATTAAAGTTTGGTGATACCCTTACTAAGTCTGGAAAAGATTTTGATAGTTTAGTATCATCTGCAACTGATGCTATTTCTGGTGGTGGAAATGTTTGTGGAGTTGTACCTAATCTTGAATTGCCTGCAGCAGGCGGAGAGGTTTTAGAAAAAGCAGAAGGTGTAAAAGCTGCACTTGAAAATGCTATAGATGAAGAAGTTTCAACTGTATCAGATAATGTTAATGCAACTGCACTAAAGGCTGAACTAGAATCTACAACTGCATCATACGCAGATAAAACCACATATGAAATAACTGAAAAATCAACAAAGATAACAACACCTGCTGGAACTAAAGTATCAGCTACTACAAAATCTGATGCTGGTGCTTCGGGATATTCTGAAAAAGGATTTGCTTATAAAAAAGGCAAAAAAACACTTGTCTATATTAGTCCAGAATTTCGAGCAATAATGGATTTAAAAACACCAGATGGAAAACCTGTAGGTGGTGTGGCTAACAAAGCAAGAAAATACAAAGACTTTGATATACCAATTGATGCTGTCCAATGGCTGAACGAAGAAGCATTTGATTATAGTGAGCTCAGTGATTTTATTGAAAAAGAAATATACTTCCCAATGCCAACCAAGATTTTAAGTGCTGGTGCTGTAGAAGTTAGGTTAAATGACGCAGGCACTAAAGTAATAACAAAAGGTCTTATATATCGTTTAAGTCTGGCCAATGCTTATTTAAAAAGAATCAAGAGTGGGGTGAAAGGTAAGGATAATGTCACAAAAAACCTCGCTGCTTTAAATGTAAGTATTGTTCAGGAGGAATTCTCGGCAATCCTTGCATTTGCGTTTGATGGCGAACAATATGACTTAGCAGAAGGTACTTGGGATTATATAAAAATAATTTATGAATATAATGAAAAAATAGATGCAGGAATTAAAAAAGACGAGTAATAAATTTCCTAAATAGTATATAAACTAGGGGTTCTTACAGATGGCGCAGTATGATGCAACAACAACCAATAATAGCAAACGTAGTGCTAGGATATATTCAGACATAGATTTGTTCTTTGGAAAAAAAACTTCCAATGATGATATTCAAAGCATTACTGATATTAAAGCTGTTAAGCGTTCTGTTCGTAATCTGGTATTAACTAATCATTATGAAAAACCATTCCACCCAGAGATTGGTTCTGGTGTTCGCGATATGTTGTTTGAAAACATGACTCCAATTACAGCACAGATACTTTCAAGAAAGATTGAAGATGTAATTAATAACTTTGAACCAAGAGTAAGATTAGTAGGTATTACAGCAAACCCAAATTTGGATAAAAACTCATACGAAGTTTCGATAGAATTTTATGTCGTTAATGCTCCCACAGAATTAGTTGACCTATCCATAATGTTAGAGAGATTACGATAATGGCCGTAAATGAAAAAAGACTTAGAGTAACAGAGCTTGACTTTGATGATATTAAAGGCAACCTAAAAACTTTTCTAAAAGCACAGAACCAGTTTACCGACTATGACTTTGAGGGTTCTGGTATGAGTGTTCTTTTAGATACGCTTGCATACAATACACACTATATGGCTTACAATGCTAATATGGTTGCAAACGAAATGTTTCTAGATAGTGCATCTTTACGATCAAGTGTAGTTTCACACGCAAAGAAATTAGGATACGAAGTATCATCTTGTCGCGCCCCTCAAGCAACAGTTAATATATCTCTTGCAACAAATCTACCAACAAGGACAATGCCGGCAGGAACAACATTCACCTCTTCAGTAAATGGTGTAAATTATAATTTTGTTACAGTCGCTGATATAACATCTAGTAACTCTGGTAGTTCTGTAAACTTTGACAGCACAACAATATATGAAGGAACATTTATTACATCCAAGTATCTAGTAGATAGTTCTGATGTAGACCAAAGATTTATTATTGATGACGCAAGAGCGGACACCACAACACTTAGTGTAAAAGTACAAACATCTGCAAGTGATACTTTCGTAAGAACATACACTAAGGCAACAGACATTTCTCAACTTACTGATTCTAGTACAGTATACTTTATACAAGAAGTAGAAATAGGAAAGTTTGAAGTATACTTTGGTGATGGTGTTTTAAGTCAAGCGGTATCTGATGGAAACATTGTTACTTTAGAATATGTTGTTACAAATAAAGGTGTGTCAAATGGTGCAAGAGCATTTACATCATCTTCAGCAATTAATGCTATAACCGATATTACTGTAACAACAGTAGCTATCGCGAGTGGTGGTGCTGAGGCGGAATCAATAGCATCTGTTAAATTAAACGCACCCTTAGATTTTGCAGCACAAGGTCGTGCAGTTACAACAAATGATTACAAGACTTATGTTAATAAACTTTTTGCAAATACTCAAGCGGTTTCTGTTTGGGGTGGTGAAGACGGAAGTTATGATACAAGTACAGGGGTAAGTTCTACACCAGAGTATGGTAAGGTTTTTATCTCTATTAAGTCTACTACTGGAAACAATCTAACTGATGCACAGAAATCAAATTTGGTTACTGCATTATCTCCATATAAAGTATCTTCTGTTACTCCTGTAATCGTTGATGCAGAAACAACATATCTTATTTTAAAAACAACGGTTCAATATGATTCTAGTTCAACTACACTTATTGATTCACAGTTGGCAACAAAAGTAAGTGCTACTATTTCAAGTTATAACACAAGTGATTTGCAAACTTTCAATGCTCCCTTTAGACACTCAAGGTTACTAGGACTGATTGATAATACAGATAGTTCTATTTTGAATAATACAACAACAGTTACACTGGCGAAATATGTTGTACCAACATTAAATGTATCAACATCTTATATCTTAAACTTTAACAACACATTTTTCAATCCACACTCTGGACACAACTCAGCTGGTGGTGGTATTGTTTCTTCAACAGGGTTCTTAATGAGTTCTGTTGATTCAACAAAAGAATATTTCTTTGACGATGATGGAGCTGGTAATATTAGAATTTATTATTTAGTTTCTGGTACAAGACTTTATCATAGTACTACTGCTGGAACAATAGATTATGTAAATGGAAAGATAACAGTAAATTCAATTATGATTTCTGCTGTGTCTGATGTTGATGGTGTAGTTTCTACACAAGTTCGCGTTACAGTAATTCCAAGTTCGTATGATGTTGTTCCTGTGAGGAATCAGATTCTTGAACTTGATGCGGTGAACTCTACTGTTGTTGCTTCTATTGATGCAACAGCGGCAACTGGTATTGGTTATACAACAACAACAACTACAGCGGGAACAACTACAACAACGGTGTCGACTACCCCATCCTCATCAACTTCATCGGCGTACTAATAAATGTCTGAGAATAAATCAAAATTTACTACTAAGGTTTCTCCCCTGATCGAAGGGCAAGTTCCCGACTTTGTTCAAGCAGACCATCCAGTATTTGTAAATTTTGTAAAAGATTACTTTCAATATCTTGAGGCGGGTAGATTAACTCTTACTGCCAATGTTGATTATGTTTCATTAGAAACAATTACTACGGCATACATCTTAGAAGAAAGTGGTGACAGAATTGTTACTGAACTTGGAGCTGGTACTCTAGGTCAGTTTGTAAATGGTGAAACTGTTACTGGTAGTTTATCAAAGGCAACTGCAAAAGTTCTTGTTGATGATTCTAGAAACTCATATCTTTATGTTACTGGACAACAATTATTTCAAACTGGAGAAACTATAACTGGTGGAACATCTGGTTCTACTGGTACGGTTGATTCATATCAAGCAAACCCAATTCAAAGTATCCAACAGATGTTGGAATATGCAAATGTCGATAACACTCTCTACGATTTCTTAGATAACATGCGTGATGAGTTTATGGAAGCAATTCCAGAAACGCTTGCAATTGGTGTTAATAAAAGAAATCTAATTAAAAATATTAAAGACCTGTATGCAGCTAAAGGAACATCAGAGGGTCACAAACTCTTTATGCGTATGTTGTTAGGTGAAGAATCAGAGATTTTCTATCCTAACATCTATATGATGAAACCATCTGCTGGTGAATGGCAAGCTTCAACTGTTCTTAGAGCTGCAGCGGTAGGTTCTTCTGTAGGAAATGAATTTGTTAATCAGTTAATCACTGGTGGAACTTCTGGTGCTACTGCTATTGTTGAAAAGTCTGTTACCAAACAAGAAATAAATGAAACATTCAATGACTCTATTATTGAGTTTACAATTGCAGAAATTAAAGGAACCTTTGTTGAAGGAGAAATCATATCTGGTATTTCCACAACTAAAGATGTTATCATTTCATTTACTGTACAGGGCATTGTTTCTGATACAGCAATAACAAACGATGGAATACTTTATCAAGATGGTGAGGTTGTTGATGTAGAACAAATTGGTAATCAATTTGCAAATGTTGTTGTTGATGGTATTAACACTGGTTCGGTAAGCGAACTCTTTGTAGAAACTACTGGTACAAAATTTGAAGTGGGTGATGCTCTTACATTTACTAAGAACTCATCTGATACAGATGTCAAAGAGGCCACTGGTGTTGTAAGCATAGTTGGTGGTGGTGTCCTTCAAGAGACAGGAACAGATACCATTACACTTGAAGCTGCAACTAATACTCAACTAGAATCATTTGCGATTTCACTTGAATTTACTACTTCAGATAATTTTATTGGTGATGGTACAACCAAAGTATTTAATCTTGTTAATACAAGTGGAACACTAGACACACTTTATGTAACATTTGATAATGTGGTTTATCCCGCTATCGCATCGGACGGTTCTGTAAACTGGAGTGCAACAAACACACAAATAACATTTACATTTTCAGTGGCACTTAATACTAAAATATATGTTCGTGGTAATCTGCAAGACTCTTTAGTCTTAGATGGAACATCTATTATTACTGTGGATAGTGAAAGTGTTGTTCTGGGTATAGGACATCAAATACTCAGTGAAGAAACTATAGAAGTATCGGACACATACACAACTGCAAATGACCAGATTGTTTTAGAGTCTGATACATTCACAAATATTGATGCGGGTGCTACACTAGAATCTGGACACCTAATTAAAGCAGTAGTGACTGATGGTGGTTTTGGTTATACAAAACTTCCAACGGTTTCTATAACAAGTACCACTGGTGTTAGTGGAAGCATACACGCAACAACTACAGACATTGGTTCTATCAAAACAATAAAGATTACTAACACAGGAATTAGATATAGTGTCAGTAATCCACCAGAACCATTATTCAGAGCTCACTTTGTTCTTAAAGATGTGTCGGGTACTTTTGCCGCAAGTAACACACTAACCTCATCAGGACACACTGGTGTTGTTAAGGCGTTTGATACTAATACTAAAGTTCTTGACACTACATTTGAAAATGTCATAAGAGTTGAACAGGAACAAACATCAACATTCCAAGAAGGTATTCAACTTGAACAAGCTACAGAGTTGCTTCTTCCCGAAGGTATTCTTCTTGAAGACGAACAAGAATTTAATGATACAGGAAGTATTCTTTTAAATGGTTCTGGAGTATTTACTCCATCTCCTAAATCACTAGTATATAAAGTTCAGGTTTACTATGACACAGTACAAGAAAAAAATGTGTTTTTTATTAATGGTGTATCACAACCAGAATTAGTTTTATATGAAGGCAACACTTATTACTTTGATTTATCAGACCCTACACTATACAAGGTTCTTACATCAGGTCAACACATATTAAGGTTCTCTGAAACTTCAGGTGGAACTCACAATGGGGGTTCAGCCTATACTACTGGTGTAACAACCTCTATTGCATCAATAGATATTGGTACTGCCGGCGCCTATATTCAAATTGTTGTTGCAGCTAACGCACCCAGACTATACTATTATTGCACTAACCACGCTGGTATGGGAGCGGGTATAAGAACTTCAACATATGATACGACTGTTCTTGACGAAGGTTCTAGTATAGTACTAGATGGTGCTGATAGAATCGACCACTTCTTCGTGCAAGAAGCTGGTACAACAGGAAATGCAACTGACAGGATTCAACTTGAGAGTGAAGGTTTTGGTGGTTTCTTATTAGACGAAGCGTTTGATTTAAATCAAAGCAAACTTGTCGCATTACAGGAAGCTGGTAGTAAGTTATTGCATGTGAGTATTCGTAGAGAAAACTCAACTACAAATGCTAACAGCGATCAATATGTTCTTCTTAATGGAATAGATAGTTCTGGTACAGATGCTAACTCTAAACTTGCAAACGAAGATTTTGGTAATACTCTTGTCTTAGACTCTACTGATGCAACTGGTACAGATGCAAGAAATGGATTCTTACTGGACGATGAAACTGGTGCCGGTCAAATTACTCTTGACTCTACTGCAACTGGTTCAATAGATGCGGGAGATCACATTGTTAATGAAAGCCCAATAGATTTCTCTTTACAAAATCTTACTATCACAGATTCGAGTGGTGCTACTGCTACAATTGTGACTGCCGATATTGCTACAGGAACATCCACTGTTGCAACAACATCAACCACAGATGCATCTTATGCAAATGCTCAAAACAGACTTGGTGAATCTTTAGTTCGTATTCAAGACTCTTATTATTATCAAGACTATTCGTATGAAGTTCAGATTGGTGCATCACTCTCCACTTATATTAATGAATTAAAGAAAGCAGTTCACCCAGCAGGGTTCCAACCATTTGGTAAGGTTACTCTTGCAACGCTAGTCTCTGCTCAAATTGCTACTGCGGGTGCTGGTGTTGCTGCATACACAGGTGATACAGATACATTCTCGCCAATCCTTGCATCTACATTCAAGACTATCTTTGACCAACTCTTACAGACAAGACTACAGGCATATCCTGTTGCAGAGATTGGTGTTCGCGATCAGAAAATTATTCAAGAAGATGGAACTTTGCCGGGCGACAATCTTGTACTTGATGCAAGTGCAGCTTCAACTGATGTAGGTTCAAACATACTCTTTGAAGATAGTCTAGGTATGGACTTGGAAGATGGCTTCCAAATAAAAGGTGATGGATTGTTATGGGAAAATAATACCGTAACACATAGTTCAGATATAACTCATGGCACTGGTACTGGTGGTAGTCATATAATGACAGAGAAGTCATATGCACCTTCAGGTAAAGGTGACAGAGTTCTCGTTAAAGAACTTGTAACAAAGATTACTGCAAGACCTTCTCCTAAATTTACAAGAAACTTATTAACATATCTAGCAGAGTATCCATTTGGAAATGAGCTGGGGGGTGATGGTATAATTTTAGAAGGTTCAACTTTCACTGAAGATGTTCTTCAGTTAGATGGAACACTACCTCTTGACCAAGCAGACACATTCTTTATGTTAGAAGAAGATATTGCTGGCGCCCTAGACTATGAAACATTTAATATCGCAAGTGAAGGAGATGACGGACATTCTAGAATACTACAAGAAGGTGGAGAGTGGAACTTCCCCGCTGGGTTTGTAGTAAATGCTGGCGGTAGAATTATTCTTGATGGAAATAATAGTAATGAAGAAACTATTCCTCTTTCTCAGATTGGAAACTATCGTTTCAGTGATATACTGAAAGAGACTAAGATTGTCATCAATGATGGTAACACAAATAATTTTATTGTTGATGCTGGTACTGATGTCGGTATTGAATTAGAAGGTGCAGACTTAGGACAACTCATTTTAAACGGAACAGATGATAACAGCTTAAATGGTGGAAATCATCTTCTACAGGAAACCACAAAAAGAAATAGATTTGACTTAGAAGAAAATGGTTCTATTGTCGTAGAAAGTTTTGATACTCTTTCAGTTATTGATAAGTTGATAGATGAAACAAACGAAGACATTATTGTATTAGAAGATGCAACGGAATCACGCAAGTGGTTCAAGAGTGGATACACCAGTGATACTACTGCTACACTGTCAGCCATTGTACTTGAAACAACAAACATTATTGTAAGTGCTGGTCAAATTCCCGCAGAAAATTTACTCATAAATAGTAATACTGGTGGACTTCCTTTGGTGCGCTCAGCTGACATTCATGTTAGAGATACTGGCGACATTGCGTTGGAAGATGAAACAGATACAACACATGGATTTTTAATCCTAAACAGCACCAGTGGTTCTTCTACTAATGCCGGTGAAAATATCCAGTTTGAGGGTGCAACTGGTATAACTTACTAGGACAATCTGTATAAATAAAGTAAAGGAAATAAAGAATGCCATATATTGGAAAAAGTAGTGACGGATTTGGAATCAGAGAGAGGTTTACCTACTTAGCTTCTGCGGGTGATACTACGCTGAGTGGTTCAGATTCATCTAACAGAACTCTTACGTTTAATGATCCAGAATATGTTGATGTATTCTTAAATGGTGTTCGTCTTAAAAATGGTACTGACTTTAATCTCAGTACTGTAAATACAGTTGCCGGACTTACTGCTCTGGCTGCTAACGATGAACTGGAAGTAATCGTACATGATATATTTTCATTTGCAGATACAGTAAGTTCTGCTAATGGTGGTACATTTAGTAATAACCTAATTGTTAAAGGCAATCTTAGTGTTACTAAAGATGCAGCTGTTCTTAACTTTGGTGCAGATTCAGATGTATCCCTTACTCATGTTGCAGACACAGGACTTCTTTTAAATGGAACCTCCGTTATTCAATTCAATGACGCATCACAGAGTATTGGTGCGCCCAGTAATGCTATACTTGATATCAATGCAACTGATGAAATAGAATTAAATGCAACTCTAGTAGATGTCAATGCAAACTTAGATGTCTCTGGTACAATATTAGGTACTACCATAACTGCTTCTACAGCATTTGTACCAGATGCAAGTGATGGTGCTGCATTAGGAACAACCGCTCTGGAATTTTCAGACCTATTCCTAGCAGATGCTTCAACAATTAAATTTGGTGCAGACCAAGATGTATCCCTTACTCATGTTGCAGACACAGGACTTCTTTTAAACTCAACCAGAAAAATTCAGTTCGGAGATAGTGCAACATTTATTCATCAGAGTGCTGATTCAGTACTGACTATTGATGGGGAAGCAACCATTGATTTAAACGCATCAACTGCTGTTCTCGTAAGTAATGATTTAAAATTAAATAGTGATGCAGCTATCTTAGGTTTTGGTGCAGACAATGATGTAACATTAACACACGTTGCTGATACAGGTATTCTTCTGAATGGTACATCAGTAATTCAATTCAATGATGCGAGTCAAAACATTGGGGCTCCTAGTAATGCCATACTTGATATCAATGCAACAGACGAAATAGAAATCAACGCGACCTTGTGTGATGTCAATGCTAACTTAGATGTGAGTGGAACAATCGTTGGTGCAAGCACTTTGTCTGCAACAACAATTACCGCATCTACTGCATTTGTACCAGATGCAAGTGATGGTGCTGCATTAGGAACAACCGCTTTGGAATTTAGTGATTTGTTTTTGGCAGACGCTGCTGTTATTTCATTAGGTGATGACCAAGATGTTACTTTAACTCATGTTGCTGATACAGGAATATTACTTTCTAGCACTGATAAACTAATGTTTAATGATGCCAGTCAATTTATACAAGGTGCTAGTGCAACTGTTTTAGATATTGCCGCTACAGATGAGATAGAATTAACAGCTACTTTAATTGATGTGGTAGGAAACTTAGTAGTTTCTGGTGATGCAAGTGTTGGAGATGATTTATCTCTTGTTTCTGATGCCGCAATTATCAAACTCGGTGCAGATGGTGATGTAACACTAACACATGTCGCAGATACAGGACTTCTTTTAAATGCTGCAAGTGTAGTTCAGTTTCGTGATTCAGCAATTAACATTGGTTCGCCAGCAGATGGTGATTTAGATATTAATGCTGATGACGAAATAGAATTAAATTCAACTCTAATTGACATCAATGGTAATGTTGAGATTAGTGGTACTCTTGCTCAGGTCGGAGTGGCAACTTTTACTGCTAGAGATATTCATAGTGGTGGAATAACAATAGCAAATGGTGGACAGATAGGTTCTGTTGGAGATGCAGATGCAATAGCAATCGCCAGTGGCGGTGGTGTAACTTTAACACAAACTTTATCAGCAGCTGCTGGAACATTTAGTGGTATTCTGAAAACAGATGATACTACTGCTGCAACAAGTACAACAGATGGTTCATTGCAAACTGATGGTGGTTTATCTGTAGCTGCTGACGCAGTTATTGGTGATGATTTGAAACTACTAAGTGATGGTGCGATTATAACAATGGGTGCAAACTCTGATATTAATCTTACTCATGTTCATGATACTGGAATAACAACAAATGGTGAATTCACCTCAACAGTTATTCGTGCAAGAAAACCAATTAAAACTGAATTCAATGCTTCGGGTGCTGTAACAGCAACTCTTACCGCAGCTGAATCTGGTGCAACTGTACTCATTCATGGTACTCAAAATAATGTAATCAACTTGCCTGCGGCCGCGACAACTAATCCCGGCCTGTTCTATGACCTTATTGTATTAACAGCAGTTGGTGGTAGTACAAGTACAATTGTTAATATAGCTGGTTCAGGTGGCAACTTTGTTGGTTCGTTGAGTCTTGCTGGTGGTACTGCTGCAAACGCAGTCTTTGATAATGCTGGAGATGCATTTACTTTTGTTGCGGGTACAGGTATTGGATCAAGAGCAAGAATCACATGTCTACTAGACAATGGTACAAACGGAACATGGCAAGTAGAATCAGTTGCAGATGCAATAGCAACTATTGATTAATAGTGTTTATAAATATACAGTAATTATAGAAAAAGGTAAAGGATTAACTAATGGGTAGAGCTAGAATTATTGCAGATTTGGTCGGGTTTAGTACTGACTCTGGCGTTCTGAACTTTGGTGCTGATAAAGAGATTACTCTTACTCATGACCCAGATGATGGTCTGATTTTAAAACATGCCGCAACAGCAGACGATAGTTTTCCAGAATTAACTTTCCAAACTGGGGATACGAATATTGCTGTCAATGACTTATTGGGTAGGATTAATTTCCAAGCACCTGATGAGGGTGCTGGCACAGACGCGATATTAGTTGCTGGTGCAATCGCAGCTATTTCAGAAGGTGACTTTAGTTCATCTGCAAACGCAACATCACTAATATTCCAAACTGGTGCAAGTGAAACTGCAACCACAAAAATGACTTTAAGTTCTGGTGGTAATCTAACAGTTACAGGAGCAACTACTGTTGGTGGTTTACTTACTGCTAGTGCAAAAATAGATTTAAACGGAACAGAATTAATTTTAGATGCTGATGCAGATACTAGTATTACAGCAGATACAGATGACCAGATAGATATTCGTATCGCTGGTGCAGATGACTTTACATTTACTGCTAATTTATTTACTGCGGTATCAGGAAGTATAATAGCTGCTCAAGCATTAACTGCGACTACTTTAGTTACTAGTGGCATTATCAAAACTGATGATACAACTGCGGCAACTTCTACAACAGATGGTTCACTACAAACTGATGGTGGTTTGTCTGTAGTCTTGGATGCAGTAATTGGTGATGACTTACTTATGCTCAGTGATGCATCAGTCATTCATTTTGGTGCAGACAGTGATGTAACCTTGACACACGTTGCTGACACCGGACTATTGCTTAACGGTACAAGTGTAATTCAATTTAATGATGCATCACAGAGTATTGGTGCGCCAAGTAATGCTATATTGGATATTAATGCAACAGACGAAATAGAATTAAACGCAACACTATGTGATGTTAATGCTAATCTTGATGTTAGTGGAACTATTGTTGGTGCTAGTACCCTATCTGCAACAACAGGAACCTTTAGTGGTGTCTTAAAGACAGATGATACTACAGCAGCAACTTCTACAACTGATGGTTCATTGCAGACTGATGGTGGTTTATCGGTGGTTGGTGATGCAATCTTTGGTGACGATGTGAAATTGCTAAGTGACGGTGCTATTCTTGCATTCGGTGCCGGTGGTGACGCAACACTAACTCACACAAATGATGTTGGTATTACTCTTGGTTCAACAAACAAATTAATGTTTAATGATGCAACTCAGTTTATTCAAGGTGCAAGTGGTACTATACTAGATATTGCTGCGACAGATGAAATAGAACTTACCGCGACTCTTATTGAGATTGTTGGTAATTCTACTGTATCTGGAACTTTAGGAGTAGCCGGTGCATCAACACATGGTACAGTTGCGACTGAACATGGTGCTGGCGCAGTCGCAACAAGCTTTGCTCCAATCACTAGACGTTCAATATCAAACGGTGTTATTACAACAAAAATTCATTTTGATCTAACCGCACTTGGTGCAAAAGGTGGAACTGCGAATGATGTTATCGGTCTTCCGGCTGGTGGAAATGCATTCATTGGTAGAAATGTAGTAGCAAACAATGGTATTATTTTCAGAGCAGAACTAGCATGTATTGAGTTGCCTGCTGTTGCAAGTGGTACTGTAACTACAGATATTGATATTGCAACAAACTCATCTGGTACTATTGCATTCGATGCTGCTGGTGGTACTGCTAAATTGTTTAATACTGGTGCGATGGTTGCTGGACAAGAATTGTCAAACATTACACCAGCACTAACTGCAAATGATTTCTTCTACTTAGTAGAGGGTGATACTGCTGCTACTGATGCTGTATATAATGCTGGTCAATTTATATTGACACTTTATGGACACGCAATTAGTTAATAACAATTAAGGAAATAGAATAACTGAGGTGTTTCCTCTCTTATAAATACTAATGACAACAATCTTGAAGGAGAATTTAAATATGTCAGAACAAGTAATTAATATAAATGGTACAAAGTATACTGAAGAAGATTTTAACCAAGAACAGAGTTATTTAATTCAACAAATTCGTTCTTGTAAAGCACAGGTTACAAAAAAGAACTTTGAGTTAGATCAAGTTAAAGTTGCAGAAAATGCCTTTACAAATGCATTTCTTGTTTCTATGAAGGCATCAGAAGAAGCCGAAGAAACAGAAAGTAAGATCGAAGTGGTTGAAGAAAAAAAAGAAACTTCATAAGGAAGCCTCATGGCACTAAGTAGAATTACAGAAGCAGTTGCATCATTCACTGATTTAACCATTGGTGATGACTTAACTCTAACCGATGATTTGTTGCTCGCATCAGATGCGGCACTCATAAAATTCGGTGCTGATGGAGATGTTATCTTCACGCATGTTGCTGACACTGGATTACTTTTAAATAGTACATCAGTAATCCAGTTCAATGATGCATCACAGAGTATTGGCGCGCCTAATGCAACCACATTAGACATCAATGCTACAGATGAGATTGAACTCAATGCAACCTTATGTGATGTTAATGCTAACTTAGATGTCTCTGGTAGTATAGTTGGTGCTGGTACAATATTGGGTACAATCATATCTGCATCCACAGCATTTGTACCAGATTCAACTGATGGTGCAGCTCTTGGTACAACTGCGTTAGAATTTAGTGATTTATTCCTTGCAGATGGAGCTGTTATTAATCTGGGTGCAGACCAAGACATAAAAATAACACACGTTGCAGATACAGGTGTATTACTCAATGCTGCAAGTGTAATTCAGTTTCGTGACTCTGCGATTAATATTGGTTCACCCGCTGATGGTGATTTAGACATCAACGCAGATGACGAAATAGAACTCAATTCAACTTTAATTGATGTCAACGGAAACCTAGATGTTTCTGGTACAGGTGTTATTGCTGGCGCAGTTACAACTGCGGCTCTAACTGCTAGTGGTATTATTAAAACAGACGACACAACCGCTGCAACTTCTACAACAGATGGTTCATTACAAACAGATGGTGGTCTATCAGTAGCCGCAGATGCAGTTATTGGTGATGACCTATTATTACTTAGTGATGCAGCTGTTCTTAACTTTGGTGCAGACTCAGAAATAAAACTAACTCATGTACATAATACAGGATTACTATTAACAGATAGTGGTGGTACACCTACTTTACAATTCCACGATGCTAACGAATCAATATCTTCAGATGGTGGTCATCTTATCTTCACATCAAATGGTGTTACATTTGATTTGCCAAGTGCTGATGGAGATGATGGACAGGCACTAGTAACAAATGGTTCTGGTGTATTATCTTTTGCAGCTGCTGGTTCAAGTAATCCATCAAGTGCTGACGGACAGGCATTAGGTTCTGCTTCATTAGAATGGTCAGATTTATTCTTGGCAGATGCTGGTACGATTCAATTTGGTAATGACCAAGATGTCATACTAACACATGTTGCAGATACAGGACTTCTTCTAAGTGGTACAAATGTAATTCAATTCAATGACGCTTCCCAAAACATAGGGGCGCCAAGTAACGCTATACTTGATATAAACGCAACAGATGAAATAGAATTAAATTCTACACTTGTTGATCTTAATGGTAATTTAGATGTTAGTGGAACTATTGTTGGTGCTAGTACCCTATCTGCAACAACAGGAACCTTTAGTGGTGTCTTAAAGACAGATGATACTACAAATGCAACAAGTACAACTGATGGTTCTTTACAAACAGATGGCGGTCTATCAGTAGCATTAGATGCTGTTATTGGTGATGACTTATTCTTGTTATCAGATAGTGCAGTTTTAAACATAGGTGCAGATTCAGATTTAAAAATTACACATGATGGTACAAATGGAGATTTTGAATCCGCTGGTAATCTGGTCTTCGATGTAGCTGGAGATATTACACTTGATGCAGGGGGCGGAGATGTAAATTTTGCTGATGATGGAACAGGTTTCGCATTTATTGCTGTAAGTGGTAATAATGCCATATTTGGTAATCCTGTTTCAGATGGTAACATATTAATTCAAGGAAGTGACGGAGGAACTGGTCAAGTTTACATTGAAATAAACCCAGGCGTAAACGAAGGTGTTTATGCTTTTCATGCCAATGGTGCGGGTAGTAGTGGAAATCAACTTGGACTGACTCTATTTAACCAAACGAACGGCCCTACTTTATCGCAGAATACGAGTGCTAGCTCTTTTGAATTCCAAACTTTTAGAAATAATGGTACTCAAAAAGGAGCTATTGTTGGAAGTGCTAATGCAACTGCTTATCAAACAAGTTCAGATTACAGATTAAAACAAAATGTAGATTATGATTGGGATGCAACAACTGAGTGTAAAAAATTAAAACCTTGTAGATTTAAGTGGATTGGTGATGTTGCAATAGAAGATGGTGGTGGAGATGCAGCACCAATTGTTACAGGATTTCTTGCACATGAAGTACAAACAGTAGTTCCTGAAGCAGCTTTTGGTGTAAAAGATGCAACTGAAACCTATATAAATGATGATGGTGACAGTGCCACCCGAATAAAACCACAAGGAATAGACCAAAGTAAAATTATCAGCATCTTAACCAAAACAATACAAGAACTTGAAGCTCGGATTACAGCGGGTGGACTTTAGTTAATGACTAAATAAGAGATAAAGGAAGAACAAATGGCTATTCCAAGTTCAAAAGTAACACTAAAAACATATTGTCTTAGAGCTCTAGGATTTGGTGTTATTGATATCAATGTATCAGATGACCAAATAGATGATAGGTTAGATGAAGCATTGCAATACTTCTCACAATATCATTACGATGGTATTGAGAAGATGTATCTTAAACATAAAATAACTGCGGCTGATAAAACTAGAGCGCTTAGTAATACAACTACTACTGCAACAGATTCAATAGATAGTGATGCAACGGCATCTTTCACAGAAGGAAACAATTTCATTCCAATGCCACAGGCGGTGGTTTCTGTATTAAGTATCTTTCCATTTGATGATGTTGCAACAAACAATATGTTTGATATTAGGTATCAACTTAGACTAAATGACTTATATGATTTTAGTTCTACTTCTGTTGTGCATTACCAACAGACAATGCAACACTTAGATTTCCTTTCACACATTCTTGTTGGTGAGAAACCTGTTCGTTTCAACCAACATCAAAATCGTCTATACATTGATATGGATTGGACAAATGATATTAGTGAAGATGAGTTTGTAATTATTGAGTGTTATCGTAAGATTGACCCAGCATCATATACTGATATATTTGATGACATCTATCTAAAAAGATATGCAACTGCTTTGATTAAAAGACAATGGGGTGCAAACCTTTCCAAGTTTAGTGGTGTCGCAATGTTAGGTGGTGTTACAATGAATGGGGAAACTATCTTTACACAGGCACAAGATGAGTTAAACAAACTAGAAGAACAAATCCAATTATCATTTGAAACACCAATTGATTATATGGTAGGATAACCAAATGGCAGTTAATAGTGCATTTCATACTAACAACCTATCCTCTATTTCTACGGAAAGAGCTTTGTATGCTGACTTAGTTAAAGAAGCAATACAAATCCATGGCCATGATGTGTTTTATGTTAATCGTACAACTGTTGCTCTTGATAGTGTTCTTGGTGAAGATGCACTTTCCAAATTTACAAACGCACAACCTATCGAAATGTATATAGAAGATGCAGAAGGTTTCGGTGGCGACAAAGAAATTATAACACAGTTTGGTTTAGAAAACCGCAACGAAATTACTTTTGTTGTTTCCAAAGAACGCTTCCAAGAACTGGACAGCCAGATTACACTAGAGAGTGGAACAGGTACTACAGGTGGTTCTATTGTATTGGAAACAGCTACAACAGACACAACAGTGGCTGGGTCATCCGTATTAACTGTTGTAAATAATAACAACTTTTATATAATACAAGACACCGCACTAACTGATGCAGACAGACCAGTTGAAGGTGACTTAGTTTTTCATCCTGTTCTGGAGAAGATGTTTGAGATTAACTTTGTAGACCACGATGAACCATTCTATCAACTAGACAATAATCCTGTTTACAAATTGCGATGCAAACAGTTTGAATATAGTTCAGAGGATATGGCAACTGGTATTGAAGCTATTGATGCAATTGAAGATGCCTTATCAGTTGACTCAAGAGCATTCCAGTTTACATTAGAACAAGAAGGAACATTCAACGAAGACATTAGACTAGAGTTCTCACTTGACGGACTAGTGTTAGAGGAAACAGACGGTGATAATATCGTTGCTGAAGATGATACACATGGTGGTGCTATCCAGTTAGAAAATGCTGCTGATAGTGGTGACGCTGAGTTCCTAATTTCAGAAGACTATATAATAGGTGATTACAATATAGATAAAACAGCACAAAATGAATTGTTTGATGAACTTGATGATACCGTCTTAGATTTCTCAGAATCAAATCCATTTGGTGATATAGGGAGTAGTACATAATGCTAGGACAATCATTTTACCACGAAACAGTAAGAAATGTAATCGTTGCTTTTGGAACGATGTTTAACAATATTCAGATTGTTCGCAAGGACAATACTGGTGCAGTAACTCAGGCAATGAAAGTGCCACTTGCGTATGGGCCGAAACAAAAATGGTTAACTAGATTAGACCAAGACCCATCACTTGCCACATCAACTGCAATTACTTTACCAAGACTAGGTTTTGAAATTGGTTCATTGACATATGATCCAACTAGAAAAATGAATCGTGTTCAGAAATTCAAGAAAGTAAAAGCTTCTGGTGCTGACGCAGGAAAACTTGACTCACAATATATGCCTGTTCCATATAATATGGACATTACATTATATGCCATGGCAAAAAACTCTGATGATGCACTACAGATTGTAGAACAAATTCTTCCTTATTTCCAGCCTGATTATACAATCACAATAAATGACAACTTGGGTATGGGTATCAAAAAAGATATTCCTATTATCTTAACATCTGTTGGTTATGAAGATAGTTATCAAGGAGATTTTGAAAGTCGTAGAGCAATCATTTATACTTTATCTTTTACAACTAAGTTTTATCTATATGGCCCTGTCACTTCTTCAAGTGTTATCAAAACCGTACAGGTAGACCAGTTTGCAAATCTACCAGAAGTTGCACCCACAAGAGAACAAAGATATACCGTTACACCTTCTCCATCAACCGCTGATGCCGATGATGACTTTGGTTTCAATGAAACATCATCATTCTTTGAAGATGCAAAAACTTATGACCCTGTTTCTGGTACAGATAAAAAATAAGGATTATTATGAAGGACACCGAGCAAATCATTGGTGACGCTTTGGGAATACTTGACTTTGACCCTGATAAAAAAGAAATCAAAGAACACAAGGATCTCCCTCGTGTTATACCACCTACCAACGAAGATGATGTTGATAATGACTACAAGTATCAAAGAGAAAATCTTTACAACCTAATTGAACGAGGTCAAGATGCAATTGATGGTATCTTAGAGCTTGCAAAAGAATCAGAGCATCCAAGAACCTATGAGGTTGCACTGAATGGTATCAAACAGGTTGCAGAGGTTACAGAGAAACTTGCAGACCTTCAAGAAAAAATGAGAAAGTTAAAAGAAGTTCCTAACAACGCGCCTAAGAGTGTGACCAATGCATTGTTTGTTGGTTCTACTGCGGAATTACAAAAGATGTTAAAGGGTAAACCTGATGACTGAAACAACTTATCTAGGAAACCCTTTACTCAAAAAGGCAAATGTATCTCAAGATTGGACTGAGGAGCAATTGCGTGAATATTCAATTTGTATGGAAGACCCTCTATACTTTATTCAAAATTATGTAAAAATTGTTTCTCTTGATTTGGGTTTAGTGCCTATCAAGATGTATGACTTCCAAAAAGAAATGGTTGGTACATTCCACAACAATCGCTTTACTATTTGCAAACTACCTCGTCAGTCTGGTAAATCTACCATTATGATTTCATATATTTTGCACTATGCATTATTTAACGATAGTGTTAATATTGCAATCCTTGCAAACAAAGCGTCAACCGCAAGAGACTTATTGGGTAGGCTGCAACTTGCATATGAAAACTTACCTCAGTGGTTACAACAAGGGATTATGTCTTGGAACAAGGGTTCTCTAGAATTAGAAAACGGATCTAAGATACTTGCATCTTCTACTTCTGCTAGTGCGGTTCGTGGTGGTTCTTATAATATCATCTTCCTTGATGAGTTTGCATATGTTCCCTCTAATGTAGCAGAACAATTTTTTAGTTCTGTGTATCCCACAATCTCATCAGGTAAAACTACGAAAGTCATGATAGTAAGCACCCCTCATGGTATGAATATGTTTTATAAACTATGGGTAGATGCCGAAGAAAAGAGAAATAGTTATATTCCTGTTGAAGTTCACTGGAGTGAAGTGCCCGGCCGTGATGAAAAATGGAAGAAAGAAACCATTGCAAACACGAGTGAACAACAATTTAACACAGAGTTTGAATGTGAGTTTCTTGGTTCTATTGATACACTCATATCTCCAACAACTCTAAAAAGATTAACATATAGAACACCAATTCAATCTAATGCTGGACTAGATGTTTATGAACAACCCAAAGAGGGTAATACATACCTATTGACTGCTGATGTGTCCAGAGGGGTCGCTAACGACTACTCAGCGTACATTGTGTTTGATGTTTCGCAAGTTCCGTATAAGGTGGTTGCAAAGTTCAGAGATAACGAAATTAAACCATTACTGTTCCCACAGAAAATACATCAGGTTGCAAAGGCATATAATACAGCATTTGTTCTAATTGAAGTAAATGATATTGGAGAACAAGTCGCAAACGCTATGCAGTTTGATATGGAATACGACAACCTTATTATGGCATCTATGCGTGGTCGTGCTGGTCAAATACTGGGCGGTGGTTTTTCTGGAGGTAAGGCTCAGTTGGGTGTAAGGACAACCAAAGCAGTCAAGAGAATAGGGTGTTCTAATCTAAAACAATTGGTTGAGGACAATAAACTTATCATAGAAGATTTTGATACAATCAACGAACTATCTACATTTATTGTCAAAGGTTCATCACACGAAGCAGACGATGGATGTCACGATGATATGGTTGCGTGTTTGTTTATCTTTGCGTGGGTGACCGATCAAACTTATTTTAAAGAACTTACTAATAACGATATTAGACAACAGATGTATTTGGAAAACCAAGACCAATTAGAACAGGACATGGCGCCATTTGGGTTTGTGGTTGATGGATTAGAAGATGATAATAACGGAACTGCTATAGATGAATATGGAACTAAGTGGAGTCCAATAGTTAGAACTTATGATACTAACTGGTAAAGATATTAAAGAAACTCAATTAAATCGTTGTCAAGCTTAATCCAACAATTAGAACAGACAACTTTACATTGATTCATTAGTTTATGAACTTCTTTTCTACTTTCGTCATTAGCACCAACACGTTTTGTTTGTTTACGAATTAATACATCATGCGGATAAAGTTTAAGGCACACAGTCTCGCTTTCTCCACAATGAATACAAAATTCATCACCAAGATGGTTGTTTAACCAAGACACCCTCTTTTGATAGTTTCTACGGGCTACTTTTTTTATAGTTTCTTTATATTTTTCGTAGTGTTCGTTTGTCATGGTACTATTTATAAGTTTTACAGCATATAAAACCTAGTTTTTAGAAACTTAGTTTTTATAAATAAAAGGAAATAAAGGGTAATCGTTTAGATTAAGGAGTAAAAATTATGTCATTTTTAGTCTCGCCTGGCGTTAGTGTCAGAGAAGTAGATTTAACAAATGTAGTTCCAGCTGTTGCAACCTCTGTTGGTGCAATCGCCGGTGCGTTTCAAAAGGGCCCAGTTGGTTCTGTAACAACCATTACATCAGAAGAACAACTGGTGCAAATATTCGGAAAACCTCAAACGGCAAGTAATCAGTTTGAAACATTTTTTTCTGCTACAAACTTTTTACAGTATGCAGATAATTTAAAAGTAGTAAGAGCAGAAAGTGCAATACTAAATGCTGGTGCAAACTCTGGAATACTTATTCGTGACGATGACCACTATCAAGCATCTTTTGAAGATGGTTCTGGTTCTCATGGAGAGTGGGCCGCAAGGACTGCTGGAACTCATGGTAACGGAATTGGTGTAGATATCTGTCCAAGTGCAAGAGCATTTGCACAACCATTAGGTTCATTGAACTTAGTGAATGGTGCTGGTGCAGTTGGTGACTTATCAATTACAGTTGATAACCAAGATGCAGCTCTTGCGGTAATCGCAGTTGGTGATATCATTTCTTTCCAAACTGCTTCAGTTGTTGTTGGAGTAGTTGCTGGTGCAATCACAGTTGCTACTAAAAACTTAGTAGTTGACGGAAACTCTGGTACAATCGTAGTTGGAGATAGAGTACTCGGTGCTGGTATATCTGATGGAGATGTAGTTGTTAAAGTTGTAACAATAACCGACCAACAGAACCTTGTACTTGATAAAGCAATCACAGTTGCAGATAACGCCCCTCTTGTATTTTCAAAAGATACACAAGTAGAATCTAAAGGTGAAGAATATGAAGTAAGTTCAGTTTCTTCTGAAACTTTAACAATTCGTTTACTTGATGACCCTGCTGGTGCTGGTTTACAAACAATCATTCCAGACAATTCACTTATCACAAGACGTTGGAGATTTTCTGACTTATTTGATGAGGCGCCGGGCACATCTGCATGGTCTACTGAAAATGCTCGTGGAGAAAAGGACGAAATTCATGTTCTAGTTTATGACACAGTTGGTGATATCACAGGATTTGCAGTAGGTGTTGCTGGACAAAGAACAAGTTCAGTAATAGAAAGATTTACAAATATGTCAAAGAACCCAAATGCTAAAACAGCACAAGGTTCTAACAACTATTACTCAGATGTTATCTTCGCACAATCACAGTTTATTTACTGGACAGATCATTTAGCTGCTGGTTCTAACTGGGGAACAGATATCGCATCTGGTACAGACTATACACTAGTAAGTGGTGTTGATGTTTCTACATTAACTGGTGGAACAGATGACTTTGCAACAACTAATGGTGAGATTACACTTGCATATGATAAGTTTCTAGATACAGAATCATTAGATATTAACTTAGTTATAGGTGGTTCTTCAAGTGTTACTGCTGATACAGAAGCAAATATGGACACTCATGTAACAATGATTACCGCTCTCGTGGAAACTCGTAGAGATTGTGTAGGATTTGTTTCTCCATATCGTGGTGCTACAGTAGGAATCGCAAATTCAATTACTGCAACTAAAAATGTTGTAGATGGTTTCAATACTTGCCCAAGTTCATCTTATATGGTTTTCGATAGTGGTTATAAGTATATGTACGATAAGTACAACGATGTATTCCGTTTCGTACCTTTGAATGGTGATACTGCTGGTCTTTGTGCTTTCACAGACCAAATTGCAGATTCATTCTTTTCCCCTGCTGGTTTCAATAGAGGAAATGTTAGAGGTGCGGTAAAACTTTCGTTCAACCCAACTAAGGCAGAACGAGATCAACTTTACAAGGCAAGAATAAATCCTGTTGTCAATTTCCCAGGCCAAGGCGTGGT